TCCCAGGCGGCGTTGTACTGGATGCCGGAGCCGGTGCCCGAGTAATAGGTGAAGGTGGCCGTTCCGAACGTGATGGAGAACTTGACGCCCTGGGTGAACTTAGGGAAATAGAGGTGGATGGTGCCTTGCCAGTCGTCGTAGCCGTTGCCGGGGATGAGGGCCGGATTGAACGGGACGGACAGGGTGGATCCGGGGGCGTAGGTGATGGCCGCTTGGCCGTAGCTGGGCCAGCCGTGGTGATTGCTGGGGCCAACGGACCAGGTGCCGGAGGTGTTGACGGCAAGGTAGGTGGGGGCGGTGCCGGGGAGATACCAGCCCCACGTGTAGCCGGCGATCACGCAGTTGAAGTTGAGGGGCGGGCAGTATTGATACGGCTCCGGGTCGGCATCCTTGGCCTTCTGGAGGGAGAAATACTCCAGAACGACTGGGCCGTTTGTCTCAATGACGAGATTGCCGGTGGGGAGGGAGGTGGTCTCGTAGACGAGGCCGCCGCTATTGTAGAGGTCCGGCAGGCTAGGGTATTCGCCGCCAGAGACCATGCCATTGCTGGCGGACAGGGTGAGTGTTTCCGACGCGTTGACGATGCCGACGACGCTTTCCGCGTAGGTGGTGGTGCCGTACTGGAGGCGGTACATCTTGGCATTGGCCTTGCCTTTGATGACGTGGAGCCCCCAGTTGCCGCACCGGATGGTGACGCGGGTATTTTGCGGACAGGCGGACCAGTCGAAGCCGATGGTGACGTGCCACTTGGAGGGCTTGGAGCCGGTGTAGGTGATGGATCCGCCGCCACTGGGGAAGCGGACCTGGCCGTTGACGACGGGGACGGATCCGGTCCAGCCGGCGAACTCGCCGACGGTGCCCTCGATGATGTCGAACTCCTGGTGGTGCCAGACGCAGTTGGCGTCGTAGCATTCCGGGGTGGACGGGCATCCGGCCTTGTCCCTGGCGTGGTGGAACAGGTAGACCTCGCGGACGCGGAGGCGGCCGGTGAACTCCTGGGGCGTCTCGAAGCCGAACTGGGGATAGATGGTGCCAAGGTTGGCGGCGCAAATCGACTTGCCGGCCACTCCCATGCCGGTGCCGATGCCGTTGACGACGAACACGCTGCCGGTGGTTGGGTCCACGGATACGCGCCACCACGGGGCACCGCCGCCGGGGTTGGCGGTGGCGATGATCTCGCCGGCCTGGTTGCGGAGGGTCATGGCGTGATTGCCGGCGGCGTCCCGGTCCACCTCGACATAGTGGGCGGTGGTGACGCGAAGGCGCCAGCGGTCGGGCTGGCCGGAGTTGTCCACGTGGGCGAAGGCGTTGTAGGCTCCGGTGCCGAGGATGGTGCTCTTGAGGTGAGCCGAAGCCCCCTGGACGCTGGTTGCCAGCGATTTGCGGCTGGGACAGTTGTAGGTGACTTGCTGGCCTGGGGTGCCGACGAACTGGGGCGGGTCGATGGGGCATCCGTGACAGAGCTGGCGGCCGTTTTCCAGCCAGCCGGGATGGGCGAGCTTCCATTGGGAGCCGAGCTTGTTGTGCCAGTCCGAGTTGATGGGGACCCAGGCGAAGCGGCCGGCCGGGTTGAGCTTCCACTCCCAGGTGACTTGATACGTGCTGGGATCCGTGCCGCCGTCGGCGTCCGTGGTTTCCGGGTCGAGGTTCCAGGCGTCCGCGGTGAAATTCCAGTCCATGATGAGCCGGGAGTCATCCACGGTCTGGCCGATGTTGACGTTGAGGCAGTCGAACGTCTCGCCCCACTTGTAACAGCCGCAACAGTCCTGGTCGGGTTGGAGCCCGTCCTTGTCGAACGGGAAGCCGCCGGGCTTGAAAAGCCAATGGGGCTGGTCGGTTCGCTCGATGTCGGAGAAGGCCATGGGTCACCAGTTGCAGATGGCCTCGCTGACGACCCATCGGCCCTGCGCGGCGTCGTACTGGACGCCGACGAAGGCCTGGCTGGGGATGACGTACCCCGGCGATGAGAACTGGGCGTGGACGGTGAGGAGGGCCGTGACTCCGTTGATGCCGCCGTAGACGCTGGCGGTCTGGGAGTAGCCGGGCTGGAGGTCGTCGTCCAGTTGGGCGAGGTGCCACGGAGCGCCGGAGGAACGAGCCTCGTAGTACGCGCCGCGCTGGTAGACGCGGATTCGCTCGCCGGCCAGTCCCCAGAACATCCCCAGATAGTCGCGGACGGTGACGCCTTCCGAGGCGACGGAGTAGCCGCCGATGCCGCCGTTGAGGTTCTGGCTCCAGACAACGGGGTTGGCCGCCGCTGGGGCGTTTGGGTGGAGGGCTTCCGAGAGCTGGACCCACGTTTCCCGCTGGGGTTGGGCGCCGAGGCGGCGGGTGTAGACGCCGGTGCCGTCATAGATTGTGCCCGGCTGGGCGGAGAACTGCAGAGCCGCCTGGCGGATCAGCTTGAGATGCTCGCCCCGGAGACGTTGGCCACGGCGAAAGTGAGGGACACGATCTCGCATTGGTCACCAAGTCCAAAGGGCGGAGAAGTCGGCCGCGGGATAGTTGTTGTAGATAGCCCCGCCGGCAACATAGATGCTTTCCCAGGACTGGGTGTCCTTGCGCCAGAACCTGTTCCAGCCCGACGGCTTCCAGTTGAACCGGTAAGGAAGGGTCCACCCGGCAGTACCGCTGATGCTGACGGTGCGCTGGGGAGTGGCACCAGCGAACAGGAGTGTTTCTGTGGCGAAGGTTCGACCGAGCGACCTGCAGCTCACAGGAGCGTTGTTTACGTACCCGACCAGGGAAGTGGCCGCCGCCGGGATTGCTGGCAGGCTGTAGAACGTGAGGACGTAATCCAGTTCCCGGTTGAGGCGGCCGGGGGCCTCCATGTCCGTAAGAGCGTCTCCGGCTGGCGATCCCCAACAGAAGTTCAGCGGATCGAGCGTGATGAACTCCGCCCGCGGTTCGAGAACTTCGGAGAACAGATCCCCGGTGGCCGGATCTCGCTCCTGATCGAACAGGCCGTACTGGAGCGTCAGCAATGCTGCCTCGTAAACGGCCAGGTCGGGAAACGATGTCTGGCCGAGGAGCTTGGCCTGAATGGGGACGACGGACGCCGAACGGAGCCGAATTCCCCAGGCTGTGTTGTAGGGGTAGACCTCGCCGCCACCATTAAAGAGTGTGGACAGCTTTGCATGCCGGTCCGCCCACGGGCCGACGAGTTGGCGGGTGGCCGTGATGGTGTCCGGGCCGATCTGCTCTTGCGGATAGCCTGGTGCTTCTCCCCAATCCATTGAGTTACCCCAACCTTCCGGCGTTTTCGAGTGCGGGCGTGATGCTGCCGGCTATACTGGCCAGATGCTCCTTGGACTCCTGGAGCAACAACCGCATGGCGGCCGTCTCCTCGGCGGTCTTCTTGGCAGCTTCCGTCTGCGGGTCACTGGCGGCTGACGACGAGATGCGTTTATAGAGACCGGTGAGATCGTCGTACCCGGCCTGAAAGCTGGGCATTCCCAGGGCCTCGTACTGCCGTCTGGTGGAGGCGATCGACTCGGCGCGAATGGCTGGATCCAGATCGAGCGTGCGGAGGCCACGCATTTCTACACGAAAAGCGTCTCGGAGTGCCGACGGATCAAGGTTGTCTCGCGTGAGTTGGTCGAGCTTGCGTTTGGCGAGTTCTGGCGTAAAGCTGGAATCGGTGCGGAGCCGCTCCTTGATCTCCTCCAGCTCTCGCTTGAGGCGTTCCGACGGCGTCCTTGTGTCCTCCTCCACTTGCCTGGTGTAGTCGCTTTCGGAGTCGCGGTTGACGAAGCCCGGCAAGATGTCGGTGCCGCGTTTCGCGACAGCGCCAAGCGCGCCCGTGTAGCCGCCAATGATCGCTCCGATTGTGCCCTTGGGGTCTTTCTGCATTCCGCTCACGATGTCGCCGACAACGCCGGGAAGGATCTCACCGATCCCTTCGCCCATTGCGCGGCCCATCGCCCGGCCACTTTCCTTCCAGCTGTCGGCCGTGACGGTCACAATCTCCTTGTTCTGCGACTTTAGAGCCCGGGTGAGGCTCGCCATGGCCTCCGAGGCAGCAGCCAGAACGGTTGCCTTGTCGGGCACCACCCAGTCCGTGGCGGTCACCCCGTTCGCCGCTGCGTCGGCCTGGACGTCACGCATTCGCCGGATCGCGTCCAGCGAGCCCTTGATCTGGTTGAACACGTCGCGCCACTTGCCCTCCGCTTTCCCGGCGTTTTCCAGGTCGGTCATGATCTTGGAGACCTGGACACCGGACGACTTGAGGATCCGCTCGGCGGCGGCGAGTTGCTTGGGATCGAGCAGTTGGGGCGATTTTTGGTACCGCTGCGCGGCTGCGGCGACTTTGTCGATGGCGTCCTTGGCCGCGTCAAGGGCGCCGTTCTTTCCAAACGCCTGTTCGATGCCGGCGGTAGCCCGGCCCAGCGATTTTCCTTGGGCGATCTTCTCCATGCGTTTGTCGATGTCGGCCAGCGCGTCGTCATAGGTGGCCAGCGCTTCCGCCTTGCCCACCCCGATGCCATGCTCGGTGTTCCACCGCATGTAACGGAGAGCGGCCTCCTGGAGCTTGAGAATCTTCAGCTCCGCACCCTCGGCAGCAGCGCCGAGATCGTCGGCCCAGGCCGTGACCACGGGTGCGAGTTGCGATCCGATCACTTCGGCCAGGTCGCCCAGTGAGTTCTTCATCTGCTGGATCTTGCCCGAGGCGGTGCCCGCTACCGCTTCGGCCGCGCCGCCGAACTCGGACTCAAGCTCCTGGAGGATGATGGCCTGCGCCTTGGCCACCTGGTTGGTCTCGACGAGCGTCTTGATGAGCTTCTTCTGCTTCTCGGTGAAGCTGACGCCCACTTCGCCGAGCGCCGCCACGCCCTTCACGGGATCGTTGAGAGCCTTCCCCACTTGGACTGCCGCGGACTTCAAGTCCTGGTCCATCACCGTGGCCATGTCCTGGATGGCTTTGACGGCGCGGAGATAGGTGGGGCCCTGGATCTCCTTGAACGTCGCCAGTACGGCCATCATGGCAATCGAGGCTTCATCCCCGAACGTGGTGATGCGCTGGCGGTTTGCCGCAAGGCGCTCGAGCTGGGCGGCGGTGAAGCCCGCCGCGTACCCGGTGGACTTGAGCACGGCTTCCAGCTTGGCACTGGCCCGCTCCTGAACCGCGAATGCCTGCAGCGCCACGCCGGCCGACAGCGGTGCGCCGATTGCCGCGAAGATCCCGGAGACACGGGAAAGGACCGCCACGCTGCTGGCGCCGAAGGCGCGGATATGCCGCTCCGCGTTCTTCAGGGGCGACGTGAACCGAGTATCGCGGAGGATCAGATCGAGGATGACGGACGATGACATCTACCGGCCCTTCCTGCTGGCAATCCATGCCTGCGCCTCGGCGATCGAGCGAAACCGGCGAACGGGCCTGCCCTGTACCGACCCGTCTGCCGCGTACATGAGCTTCTGATCCAGAGTCAATTCCGCGACGACGCCCGGCCCCCAGCCGTACCGTTCGGCCAGGGCTCGATAGATCGGCCCCAGGTCCGGTTCTTGTTCCTCTTGCGGTGCCTCCGACGGCGATCCCTGCGCTGGGCGTTTTTTTTAGGGTCCTCCACAGGCTCCGCGCGGCCGCGGTGATTCAGTTCCAGCCACATCATGACGGCCGCCTGAAGGCCGGCCGGATCGTCCTTGAGTGCTCGGGTGATCTCCGCCGCAGAGACCCCAGGCGTGTTGTGACGCGTCGCCTGCCAGAAGACCTGGGCCCAACCCTCCAGCGTGTTGATCAGCGGTGCGCCCTGCGGGTTGTCCCACCGCGCCGTGGCCGCCTGGCTGATTGCCTCCCGGATCAGCTCGCGCCCGCCGGCGAGGTCCGGCTCCTGCGCAACGGCGTGGCGGGCCTTGTTGATGATCTGGGCTCCGACCCAGTTGTCCAACTCCGCTTCCATGCGATCGGTGAGCGGGCTGAGCCGCAACACCAGATCGCCGATCGTCACGGGGATCGGCGCCCCGGTTGCCTGCGCTCGTGAGGTCATAACGCTTCCTTGCTGCTGCTGGTGGTGGTGATGGATGGTCCCGAGGATCATCGCCACGAGGACGGTGGAACGCTCCGCCTACGCCGGTGGCCAGAAGGCCGCGGTGTCTGGCATCTTGATGTAGCCCTCGGCTCCGCCAGAGAAACCGCCGAAGCGGAGACTGACGCCGGAGCCCAAGACCTTCGCCGTCTCGATGTCGACGTTCGGCGTGTGGCCGTCGACCTTCAACCACTTGAACGCCCAGTATTCGGTGGCCGAGACGTAAAACCGGTACTCGTTCTCCGCGTTCAGGGCCGGCAGGGCGTCGAAGCTGGCGACCTCCACGTTGTAGCTGGCCTGGGCGCTGATGTTCCCCGCCAGCCGCTTGACCAGGCCGGCAGTGGCCGAGTTGACGTAGGTCTGGTTGGCGGCGGTGATCGTGAACGTGAAATCGGTCACGTTGTCGATCACCGTCTCCGTCGGATCGCTCCAAGTCGCCACCTTGCAGCCCTTCGAACTGGGCGGTTCAGGCACCGTGGCATCGGCCGCCACCGCGGCCCCGAGGGTCAGCGCTCCGTTTCCGCTGAAGTTGGTCGTGAACTCGATGGGCGCGGCCGAGGCGATATTCACGCTGAGCGTGACCGAGTCGCAGATTGCCGCCCCCGTCGCGCCCTTCGCACCGTCGACCGAGCCGGTGAAGGTGAACGATTCGCCCGGCATGACCGGCGGGGTATGGCCGTAGCTCTTGTAGGAGCCCGACCAATCCTTGTTGCCGTCCAGCGTGATCGGCGCACCCTTCGAGCCCGAGGCGAAGATCTCCTTGAGGTCCGCCTGGCCGCTGACTTGCCAGTTGGCGACTTGAGACACGCCATTGACGGCGCCGAGTTTTCCGGTGAGCGGTTCGGTCATGATGCGTCTCCTTACACGGTGACGGGTGCGATGCTGGATTGGGTGAAGCTGAACAGGGCGTCCATCTCCCAGATGGTGGCCCAGCCGGGGATCGATTCGCGGCTCTCGGGATCGCCGAGCCGGGATTGTTGCTCGGTGGCCGAGAACCGCACCGAGAACGCGTTGGCGGCCGCGCCCCAGGTGAGCGAGACCGTGGTGTCGAGCAGGGCCGAGAGCGCGCGGATGCACTCCCACTCGACCGGCCAGATCGACGAGCCGACGCCCTCGGTGCCCGCCTGGTCGAACCGTTTCTCGTCGGTCGCGATCAGGACGCGGAATCGCTTCCTCGCCCGCATGGCTCCGGAAACATAGCTGTCCGGCACTTTCCCACCGGCGGCGAGGATCATCACCTGGGGAGAATCCGACGGGCCCGCCATGGGCTTGATCGGATGGCGGATGTCTCCCGTCCACTTGATGCGGTTCTCGGCGCGGACCATCGCGGTGAACGGCGTGTGCGCTTCGAGGATCGACCACAGATGAGCGTGGGCGACGGTGAACGGGTCTTGGCTGGTGGTGGTCGGCATCAGGAGTTCCCCGTCGATTCGGACAGGCGACGGATCGCCCGCTCCATGTCGGCCGCCATCTGACTCACCGTCCGCTCGTCGGGCGGGACGATGATCTCACGCTTGGGCAGATGGCCGGCCCCTTCCTGGTGCCACTGGGCGATCTGCTGGATGGTCACCGCCTGGACTGACGTGCTGTCATGGAGATCGGGACCGACACCGACGCGCACGCCGAAGGGAATGTCCTGCTGGAGCTGGCCCGGTTTGCGGGAGAAGAACGGCGTCAGCGCGGCGAATAGCTGGCCGGTGTCGCGGAGGATCGAGTACACGCCACCGGCCGCCACCAGCCGGCCGCCGCGGCGGGTATCCCGGGCGAGGCTGTTGCGGTTCGTTTGCCGGCCCTTCTTTCCCTGGCGGCGACGGGCGATCGTCGACAGCGCCAGTGCCGGCCAGCTTCCACCCCCCTTGCTGAAGCGGTCGAACCGCTCCTGGGCGAAGGAGCGAAACCGCGCGGCCCACTGGTGCACCGCCTGGCGGACCGGTCCGTTCGCCGAGCGCGACAGGTCAGCGTTGAGCTGAGCCTGGAACTTGTGCAGCGGCTTCAGATCGATCTCGACTCGCATCCTTAACCCTCGAAGCACAAGCGGCCCGGCAGCCATCCCTGACCACCAGGCCGCCCGTCCATCACCACCGAGCGCGCGTCCATGCGGAGCGGGATGGCTCGTTACGGCGTCACGTCCGCGATGAAGATCGCGTTCGGCACCTTGATCACCGGGAGGAACGTGTCACCGAAATACTGCGTTACGCCCGGCGGGTTGATCGAGACCGCTGCGTAGCTGAACATCCCCTGGGCCGGCTGCAGGCTGGCCAGGGCCTGGGCGGCGTCGCCCGAGAGCGTCAGGCTCTGCGGGATCGGGTACGTTCCCTCGAGCCACTCCAGCCACTCCGGACCGGGCTCGGGCGCGAACACCACCAGGTCGTCGGCCGCCCAATCGGTGTCCGAGCCGGCATGGTTGGTGAAGAACGCGTCGTACACGGGCACCCATTTGAAGCCGCCGATGTCCGGCAGCTCGTTGCGCGCGACCTTCTCGGCGAAGGACGGAGTGCCGGCGATGAGCGCCTTGATGGCGGTATTTGCAGCGAAATACTTCGGGATGTTGGCTCCGTAGAAGGCGTACTTCAGCGGCGCCCCGTAGTCCCTGCGGGCCTGCTTCTTGATCGCTTTCAGGTCATCGAGGATGTCGGTGCTGTCGGTGGCCCAGCTCGCGCCGATAATCCCGCCGAGCTGGTCGCGGTGGGCGGCGGCGATCTGGAAATCGATGGTGATCTTCGCTCCGCTGCTGGTGCCCAGCAGATTTCCCTCGCCGTCGAAGTAGATGTACCCCTTGAACAGCGCCGAGTAGAGCGACGAGACCCGCAGATTGGTGAACAGCTGCTTGAAGTCCGCCACCTGCCGGGCGACGGTCTGGGCCCCCATGTTCTGCTTGGCGGGGTTGTCCTCAGCCAGCAGGTTCATCACGTCGGCCGGCTTGACCTGGATCTCCTCGAACGTGTGGACGAGCGAGACGGGGATCTCGGCGATGCCGGTCAGTTCGCGCTTGCGGGCCGGGCTGCCGTAGTGAGCCAGGCGGGCCGTCTGCCGCGTACCCTCGACGCGAGTATAGGTCCCTTGGTTCCCCTCGACGGGCTTGATGTTGCTAGGCTGGGGCAGGAAGCCCGGCGGGAGGATGTCCTCCGGCACGCCGCCTGGCTTGCCCTGGATGAGCCCGCATAGGTTCTTTGCGCCGAGGATCTGTTCGAGGTTCTTGGGCATCGCTTGCGTCCTTGCGTCTGGTGGGCCGCTCGGCCCGGGAATCCCTGGTTACACGCCGCCGCTCCGTCAGGCGGTTTAGAAGTCGTCGTCGAACGAGTAGGCCAGTCCGTAGGCCCGGAGCTGGGCCTTGATCCACGCCTGGACCGACGCCTCGCTGGAGGCCTCGATCAACTGAGAAAAGTCCACCAGGCCGCCGATGATCGCGTCGGCCAGGTAGGTGTCGAAGTCGACGCCGTCCTGGTCGGTGACCTTGAGGCCATCCTCCTTGCCCTGGATGATGCGGGGCAGGTAGGTCCCGTCGTCGGCGCACACCAGGCTCCCGGCCTTCAGGGCAGCGTCCAGGGCGGAGCAGGTGATCGCCCCGGTAGACGTGTTCACCGCCGAATAGGTCTCCGTGAACGTGGCGACGGCCCCGCCGGCGGTCGGTGGGCCGACGAACCGCAGCGTGCCCGTCGCGCCTACCCGGCGGACGATCTCGACGGCTTGAGCCGCGGCGACCGTTACCGAGGTGGCGGAACCCGCCGCGTCGGCGGCCAGAACGCCGAGGATCGAAGGCGCATACTTGCCGCTGGCCGCGATTCTGCCCATGAGCAGGCCGCAGCGGAGCGTGGCCAGGTCGCCCGTGTTTCCACTGTCGCGGCTCTTGCTGCCGTCGACAATGACGCCCTGCGGCTTGAGGATCTTGCCCTCGGTGCCCCAGAGCACGTTGCGGAAAGCGGCGATCCGCGCCGAACCAATGCCGGGAAGTCGTCGGTCCATCGTAATTGCTCCCAAGAGGGCCTATTGCACGGCCCGATGAAACGGATTCCTTGAACGGTGCAGACAGAACGGGCGACTCACTTCGCGCCGGCAGTGAGCTTCATGTTCTCCAGGATCTGCTTGGTAGCCTCGTCGGGTTCCTCGCTCCGCCGGCTGTTGGCCAGAGCCAGCGTCTGCGCCGAGGTCATCTCGCCCAGCGGCACGGGCTGGTTCTCCTTGAGGGCCTCGATGACGCCGTCGATCGACGAGGTGTCGCCGCGCGACAGGGAGAGCGTCAGCGCCCCGTTGTCCTTGCCCAGGAGCTGTTCGGCGAGCTTGTCGCGGGCGACTTTCGAGAGCCGGCCGGCGGCGACCAGGCCGTCGAGCTTGTGGGCGTAGTTTTCCGAAGCCAGCCGGACCAGCATCGGATCGACGGCCTTGCGGCTGGCGGCGATCGAGGCTTCTTGATCGGGGCTCTCGGCCGGTTTCTCCTCTTCGAAGACGCCCAGCGCCTTCTCGAGCTTCTTCATCAGGTCGCCGAACGCGGCCTTCTTCTCCTGGGCCGTCTTCGCCTTGTCGCGGACCAGGCCCATGACCTTGTCCGTGATGGCCTGGATGACGGCTTCGGCCGGATCGGCAGATGGGGCTGCCCCGGCAGTGGGATCAACAACGGTCGACATGGGCGTCTCCTGGGAGAGCTTGAGAACCAGAACGGATTGACCGCGCGACGCAGCCAGCGCCTCGAAGGGCTTGAGCCCCTGGATCACCGGATCGGTGCACAACGCGACATGCAGAATGGGCCAGTCGTAACTCTGCCCCTTGTCGTCGGTGAACCGCTTCTGGGTGAAGATCGACGTGTCGGCCACGCCGGCGAGCTTGATCGCTTCCTCGCCGTGCAGCTCGATCACCCCGACCAGGCTGTCACCCTCCGGGTACACGTCCACGAGCCAGCCGCGATTCTTCTCCGGGTCGGCCGCGCCCTCGTGTCCCACCGGTACCGGCGCCTTGTAGCCGGCCTCTCGCATCCGCGAAAACGTGGCCGCCCAGTGGTCGAGGGTCTTGCGATCGACTGAGAACGTGACCCCGTCGGCATCCTTAGTGAACGTGCCGGTGCGAATCAGCTCCTTGCGGAACCGCTGCACGGGCAGCCCGGCGGCGTCCTTCCGGACCGGCTCGATCGAGGCGGCCGGGGCGGAGGAAAGCGTCAGGGCGATGGTCCGTTCGTCGCGTGTCATGATGCGTGGGTTCTACCACGCTGCGGCGGAAACGCGAGAGCAGGAACGGGGGCCGTGTCCGAGCTGTCCTGAGTTGTCCGGTTCTGTCCTGTTTTGTCATGGCGCCGAGTCCATCTGGAAACGGGCAGACGCCGTACTGGGAGAGGCTCGACGATGGTAAGGGAGAAAAGGAGCGATCCAACAACCTCATTGCCAACGTGATTGCTTACCACCGAAAGAAACACGGCAAAACGAAGTAGCTTCTCGTTTTTCACGGTTTTCACGGGTGCTTTTCACGGTTTTCACGGGTTGCCAATTCACGGGTAGACGGCGGCATAATCTCCTCGGTGTTACGAACATCACCGAGGGCGTCCATCAATGCCAGCGTTCTTCTCGACCCGCGAAGTAGCCGAGCTGTTCGGCACTGAGACGTGGCGTGTCCGCCGCCTCTTCGAAGACGGCACTCTCAAAGAGCCAGGCCGGTTTGCTGGCAAGCGTGCTATTCCCCGTGAGGCGCTGCCGCAGATTCTCGATGCTCTGCGGTCGCGCGGTTGGATCAGGGAGGCCGAAGCGGCGACCGCATGAGCCAGGCCAAAGCCAGGAGGTCGAAGGCCCGCCAGCCGGTTATCCGACGGGGTTGCCCATCTTAACAACGCCCATGAATGGCCCTGGCGTCCCCGCTGGTGCGTTCCCTGTTCCGGGACGACTGCCGAGCCGTATCGGCCTCCGCCGTCGCATCCCTGGCGGTCCTGTGCGATGGGCGGAAGATCTCCGGCGGCCGCCGCATGGCCACCTTGAGCGGCCCGCGGTTCAGGTTGATCGTCAGCGGTGGTCGGGGGAAGAAGGTCATGCCGGCCGCGCCAGTCGCACGGTTCCCGATCGGGAGAGAGCCAAGCCGACGGCCTCGGGGTCGAACCGCCATTGATGGCCGACCTTTTTGGCGGGGATTCGCCCAGCCTGCGCCATGCGGATGACGGTCCGCTGGGACACGGCTAGCGAGCGGGCGATATCAGCAGGTCGAACATGCTTGTTCATCCGATGCGTCCTGCACGGTCGGGAACGGGAATCAGTGGTACCGTAAAGCACTAGGCTTAGCCTCGAACCGGATGCCGCGATCGCCGGGGTACGGCTGCCGGTGGTCAAAGCCACCGACATAGATGTCATCGGGGATGCCCTCGGGGAAGGCGGCACAGGAGAACGGCTTCCCCCACGCGTCGGGCGTGGGGTGGAGGTGCCGACAGTCCTCGCACTTGGGCCTGATCCCGATCATGTCCGGTTCCTCCGCTCCTTTGCCTTCCGTTCGATCAACTCGCCGATCAGCCGCGCCACCTCCCGCGGCTGCGGGCTGTTGCGGTACTCCGCCCAGGCCTCGGCGACGAGTTCCTTCGGGTTGGTCGCCGCGTAGCGCGAGACCTTGGTCACCGCGTCCACCGGCATCGGAACATGGTCGGCGACGATCTGTTTCAACTCCGGGTCAAGGAACTCCGTCCGTGATGCCAGCCCCAAGATCCCATCGACCTGGTGCCCCAGCTCGTGATCGACGATCGCCTTCGCGGTGCCCGTGCCCGCCGGGTGGAATCCGCTGGCGGCGTCCCTCTCGAGCTGAATCTTCAGGGCCTCCTGTCGGCTCGGCTTGAACCAGTGCTCGTTGAACTGGATCCCGCTGGCAACGTCGCCGCCGAGGTGCTGTGCCTCGACGCTGTGCGCCAGCACGTCCGATCTGACTCGGCCCAGCCGCCGCTTGAGGCCCTGGATGAACGCTGGCTTCCAGTAGCGGATGTCGTCGTCGCTGGCCCCGCGCCGACGCATTGCCGCCTCCATCTCCTCCGCCTTCTTCTCGATAATATAGCGGTTCTGCCGCTGGATCGAGCCGACGAACTTGAAATTCGCACGCAGCTCCGGGAACAACTCGGCATGCTCGGCGATTGACTGATTGACCGCGTTGGCCGTTTCCAACGACAGTCCGGTGAAATCGACCGCGTCGGCCACGTCGAGATCCCGCGCGATCCGCTCCGCTTCCTTGACCGTCTTCGCCACCCGCGGCTTCTTCACCCGCTCCACAGGGGGCTCTTGCGGCTTCGGCTTCGGCGCGCGGGGGCGTTTCGGCCGCTGCGGCTTTCGAGGAGGTGGCGGCGGCTCGGGTTCGGGCTCTGGTGCTGGACGCGGCCCAGGCGGCGGCGGAACAAGCGGTCCGCCACCCTTGGGCGGCTTCACGGCGCGGAACACCGTGCCTGGGTTCATCTGGAAGCCCTTGTCCGGCCCGGGCTTCACCTGTTTGCCGTCGACGAGAATCGAATCCGGAGGCGGGACCTCGCGGCGCTCCTCATACACGGCGATCGCCACGCAACGGCAGGCCCAGCCGTTGGGCGGATAGCCCGTCTGCCAGAACGGATGGTCCTTGGGAAGCTGCACGCCCTCCAGTCCGACGTGCGCCGGGCGGACGCGATCATCGCCCACGGTCACGTACTTGTAGCCCCAGAGGATCTCTTCAAGCTCGGGCGTGTTCTCCAGTTCCCAGCGGCCGGCGCCGTAGGCCATGGCCGTCTGGGTGCGGAAGATGGCCTCGATGGTGAATGAGTGGGCCGGCGTCAGGCCGGCGGCTTCGAAGGCCCGCGTCAGTTCCTTGATGCCTTCCCGCTTGTGCAGCCCTTTGGCCGTGATGTCGGCGATCGCCTGCTGGAGTTTCTTCTCCACGTGATCCGCTGCTCCCTTGACCACGCGGAGGGCCTCGGCATGGTGCTTCTCTGCCAGGTCGTCCAGCGTCCGCTGTGGCGTGCCCAGCCGCTTCACCAGGGCGTGGACGGCGTACTTGTAGCCAGAGTCCAGGTAGGCCGCCTTGCGTAGCGCCAGGGCCGCTGGCGCGTGCTCCTGGGCAAGCGTGATCGCGCGCCGCTGGCCGGTGAGGAAGCCCTCGAGCGTGGCGCCGGCGAGGATCGGCGTGGCCCGCATGATCTCCGCGCGGGCTGGGGCGATCGGATCACGGCCCGCCTTGAGCGCCGTGACCGCCGCCAGCTGCGCACGGAAGCCGATCTGCGCGGCGAGTGCCACGCCCCGCTGGAGCACGCGGCTCTTGTCCTGGTCCTGCACGCGCGCCTCACGGCGCTCCTGGGGAGCGACGCGGCCGGCGGGGCGGATGGCGACGGCTTCCATGCTCGGTCCTTAGGTCAGACGACCACTGCCGTGGCGGGCGCCTCCGCCGTGGCCAACGAGGCGATGAGCTTGTCCACCTGGCTCTCGGTGATCGTCGGGAAGGAGATCTTGATCAGTTCCTTGGCCGCGGCCGGCGGCAATTCACGGCTGACCACCAGCTGGCAGACCTCCATCAGGCTGGCGATCTGGGCACCGTTGAGGGCCGTGGATTGCACGCTCTCGGCCGCTGGTTGGGCCGGCTGCCCATCGGCGTAGATCTCGGCCACCGCTGCGCCCTTCGGATCGCCGGTATCCATGCCAGGCAGAGCAACGACGGGCGTTTCCTCACCTTCCGGGGTGGCCTCGTCGCGGCGTGGCAACTCGAGCTCGTCGCGGATCGCGTCGGTATCGAGCGCTCCATACTCCTCGAGGAATCCCTGGGGGTTGGCCAGGAACGAGCGGTACAGCTCGCGGATGAACTGCTTCTTGGCGTCCCGGATCGGAGCGGGAAGGAGCCTTACCTTGCCGCGCATCGAGTCCCCCCAGTTGATCGCCAGGACTTGGTCGACCGCGTGCCAGTTGACGAGCGACGTCAGGTACGCGTGGGCCAGCTCCGCCATGATCATCCCCATGTCGGCGTGCGCCTCGGCCTCGGCCAACGTGCCCATTTGCCCCTCGGTGACCGACCGCTCCGGTACCAGGATGCCGCGGCACTTGAGCGAGTCGAGGTACCTGAGCCGGTCGATGAATGCCATCTGCTGGCCGCCGGCAGACTCCATCAGGTCGATATCCCAGCCCATGGCCTCCGGAGCGATCTGGAACTTGTCGGTGAATGCCGAGAGATCGCGCTGGAAACAGACCGAGCCGGAGGACTGAAAGTTGGCGGCGATGCGGGCCGCGATCTCCGCATTGGGTCGATCGGTGCCGAATTCATCCTTGGAGGTGCCCGGCGGGAAGCCGACCTTGAGGTGCGAGCCGGCGAGCTTCTTGTCGTAGCGGGCCGCCCCGTCGTTGGCGTCGTTCCACCATTTGAGCGAGAGGCGGACATTCTCCATTCGCGGCTCGCCCAGCCAGTTCGCCCCCTCGACGCGGAAGGGGATCAGCAAGGCCTTGGCCAGCGGTACCACGGTCCGATCACGCGGCTGCGAGAACCCGGCAAACCGGCCGCGGTCATCGACCAGGATGTCGGTCAGATCGTGCAACAGCCCCTTGAATTTGCGGATGCGTGTGCGGCCCTCCGGGTCCTGATCGAACACCTTCTCAAAACCCATGTAGCCGAAGTCGATGTCACCGAACCGCACGACGGCATCCACCAGGGCCTGGCGAACGGGAAGGAACTGGGTGCGGACGAACTCCACGATCTCCTCGTCGACGTCGCGGTCCGCCTCGACGCTCCACTGGGCGGCGACGATCGTCGACACGGCCAGCTCTCGGGCGATGGCCACGGTGGGGTCGGTGCGGAGCTTCCGGTAGGTGGCGTAGGTGGCCGGCTGCAGCTCGGCGGCCTTGAGCACCGAGCCGGAGGTGAACGCCTGGCGGCGGGTGACTTCGCCCAGGACGGGCGGGATGGCGGTGTTCGGCATGAGCGATTCCCTTCGCTAACGAGTGAGGACCACGCTTTGACTGGGAGCGTCGATTCTGATCTTGACGGGAAAGAGTCGGTGAACGGCATAGCCCATGGCATCGGTGATGTGGCCGAGGTCTCCCGTATCCTCCGGCTCGCGCGTGCCCGGCTTGTAGTGACGTTGCTCGAGGTCCGCGATCAGCCTCGCGCAGCGGGGATCGATGAACATCCGCCGGTCACCCGACGCATTCAAGAGCATCGCGTTGCAGGCGGCGAACCGGTCCGCCTGGCTCGGATTGCTCGCCGGATAGTGCACCGTCCGGCCCAGCCGCTTGAATCGCGGGTCGTTCATGATCTGGGCGTAGTCGGTCTCCGCGGCCGCCGTATCCCGGGCCTTGCCGGTGGCATCACCGTAGAACTGGAAGCCGCCGCAATGGTCCTGGTACCGCTGATAGAGCACGTCGAGCGTGCCGATCGTGTTGGCGTCGCGGAGGAAGATCTCGTCGAACCACTCGATGCGGTCTGGGTACGTGTGGCCGATGGTCCAGCACATCGGATCGACGTTGAAGTCCGAGCCGACGATGATCGCCCGATCCCGGTGGTACTCGACGGGTCGGACGTTGTACTCGCGCGAGAAGGCGTAGAAGATGCCGCCGCCGACCGTCTCCCAGGACGCGCCGAACTGCTCGTTGAAATCCTTCGGGTCGAGCGTGTCACGGGCCTGCTTGACTTCCTCGGCGGGGAGGATGTCCCAGCTGGGCCAGGTGAAGCACGCGCCGTCGGCATAGCTCCCGGAGGCACAGGCATCGCAGAACGCGCGGAACTCCGGGGCCGAGGTCCCGAACCGCTTCGGTACGCCGATCCGCCAGCACCAACCGGCGCGATCGGCCAGGGCGGGGCGAACGGTCCGATCGAACACTCCCAGCTTGTAGTCGCACGATTCGTCGAGCACACCGCCATCCCACGGCGGGCCTTCGAAACGGGCCGGCTTGTCGAACCCGATGATGTAAAGCCGGCTGCCGGTGATCGTCTCGACGAAGAGCTCCGATTCACGGATCCGGCAGATGAGCGCCGGCGGGATCATCGCCCGCAGCTGCTCCCAGGCAATCCGCTTCGCCTGGCGTTCCGTGGGTGCACCGTAGAAGTACCGCGGATCGGGCCACGGCCTCGGCGTCGTGTCCAACAGCGCCAGCACCAGCCGCCGCTTGGCGATCTCCGTCTTGCCCGAGCGCCGGCCGGCCGGGACGGCGATGAATCGGGCCGGCGAGTAGAAGAGCGCACCCTGGACCGGATGCGGGCGTAGCGGCCGCCAGGTCGCCGGGAGTCGCAAGGCATTATTGCAGGTGGCCGTCGCCATGCGCCTCCCCGTTGCCATTGGGGCCAGGGAGTTGAGGCGGCGGGATCGTCGCCTTCATCTCCTTGACCAGTCCACGCAGATCGTCGGCCGTGGGCCCAGTCGGTGCGCTGGGCGTCCCCTCCGCCGGCAGGCCGATGGTGCCGTCCTTGACCTCCTGGCCGAGGTTGATCCGGTCCATGTCGGTCAGCGCCCGGACCGCGGAGAGGGCCGTCCGTTCGTTCGATTTCTCGTTGGTTACCATGTCGAACACCCGCTTGACGATCGCCGCGCGCATCTCGCCGGTAATGGGCCAGCGCTGCCGGGCCGACATAGCCACCAGCCGCAGATCCGACCGGCTGGCAATCTCCGGGCCTTCCCCCTGACCCCCTGGGGTCTCATCCGGAGGCGGCGGATTATTCGCTTGACGCTCATCCACTCGCCGCTCCCTGGTCAACGGACAACGAACGGCGCGGTGGTGCCGAGCCCGTGGATCTCAGCATCGAGCTGGATCCGATCGGAGCGGATTTCATCCAGCGTCTTCTCCGCGCGGTCGGCGATCCGCTTCACCGCCTTGCCGATGCCCTCCTCCTCGTCGTCGACGGCCCGTGTCGAGTACAGCCAGTCACCGGCCAGGGCGGCGCAGAGGTTTACCAGCGTCGCCGCGGCGCCGGCCGACGTGATCGGCAGGACGTATTTCCCACCGCGTAACCGGTCGTTGATCCGGGCCGTGGCCACCACGCGGGCGCGATCGATGCGTGTGGTGATATGGGCGGCGTTGCCCTGGTTTTCGAGGTCTGCCCAGCGGGCCACGTTGGTGGTGCCGAACAGATCCTCGATGTCGGCCCGGGCGCAGTACAGCGATCCATCCAGGCTGTAGCTGAGAGGCGTGCCGCCTACGGGCGTGGCCACCACGACATCAGCCACCAGGCTGTCGACTACCGCCCGCCAGATGATGCCTCCGCCGGCCACGCCCGCCACGGTGGCCGCCACGTAGAGTTCGACCTGGTCGCCGGGATCGTACTCCTCCGGCACAGTGAATGCGGCCCGGTAATTGCCGCTGCCTGTGCTGGTGATGGTGACGACGACGGCGGCGTCAGCGGTTCCGTTGCGGCGGACCGTGCCCGCCGGCAGCGCATCGGCATCGGCCAGCGCCTTGGTCGTCGGGTTATGAGTCGTGAAGCTGCAGCCGACCGGCGCGCCGGGTTTTACGTGCATAGGGCACCCTGTACGATCGCGGAGTGGAGCGGAGAGTCGAAGCGGCCGAGGATGTCGCCGAGATCAGACGTGACGTTGGCGTCCCACCAGCCGCCGAACACCAGGACGGTTGTGCCTGCGGCTGGGCTGGGCTCGATCCAGGGATGGAACAGGTAGAGAGTCGTCATGCCGCCAGCGCCTTGGTCAAGGACCGCAGCAGGGCACCGCCACCGGCTACGTTGTTGATGTTGAAGTCACCATGGGCGGGATCGACGAAGAAGCTGTGCGTGCCAGCGATGGTGCCAACCTCTTCGACTACAGCGCCGTCATGGAGCCCGCCGCAGTTATAGTGCGCACAATTCAGGAGCCGCACACGGCCATTGGTTCCGCCTGCCACTCCGTAGCCGACGACGTTCTCGAAGATGCACGAGTCAACGTCCACAACCCCTGTATTGTTGGTCTGATAGCCGATGGCGTTCTCCTTTCCTCCAGTGCCGGCGATCCCGTAAAAGATGCACTTGCGGAGCACCGCGATCGCGCCGGACTGGATACGGAAGCAACGTTCGCCTCCGGTAAAGATGCACTCATCCCATTCGGTACGGGTGTTGCCGTCGGTGTCAAAGACGCCACGCGAGACAGCCCATTGGCAGTTCTTCATAACACAATGCCGAATCGTCGGCCATGATGCAGCGGAAACACCTTTGCAGTTATAAAAGTAGCAGTCGGTGATGTTTCCAACGTAGGTTCCGGCAATCGCCCAGAGTGACTGCCAGTTGGTGAACTCGCAGTTGAGAATCTCTTGAACGTGCCAACCCCTGGTAATCGCACCAGTGTTACCATGCGCTGCGTTCCCGGCGAAGCGGATGCCTCTAACTACGTTGTTCCCGCCCATTGTGACAAGTCGGGCACTGATGTTTGAGTCCCACTGGAAGATCGGGCGAGAAGCTGGATTGCCTTCAAGTCTCGTAAACGACGCACCGCCAGCAGCGAGCGTAATGCGGCCGTTCGATACATTATTGTCGCCAGTCGTGAACGTGTACGTGCCAGAGTCGACGTAGATCAGATTGCCGCCGACGTGAAGGCCACCTGCCTTCCCTGGAGTCGCCAGCGCGCCGCCTAGCGACCACACACCGCCGCCTGTACCTACTGCCGCAGGCGAGCGGTCTAATCGCCACTTGCCCGACTGAATCGACACGATATGGTACGCGCCAGGTGTAAATCCTGCACCAGCGGTGATCTGGATGATGTTGTTGACATCAGCCGTGTCTGGTGTATGACCATCTGGGGTCACGTCAGTATTAACCGAGCTATCTACGGTGAGGTTGACTCCGCTGGCGTGAGCGGCGTCCTGCTGGGACCGGTCAACGCCCTGGCCGCCGGGGACGAATCCCCCGCCGTTGTTCTCGTTGCCGCCGATGCGGACACGCCAGACGGTTGCCGTCGGAATGGCCATTGTCTCGCCTCAGAAACGGGGCTGGATGTTGACGGCCGGCTTGCTCAACGCCACCAGGTAGGCCGGGTTGGAGTCGAGGCCGGTTATGATCGTACGCGGATCATTCGCTGAATTGGCCGCAACGGGTGACGCGAACAGTTCCGGGGTGGCGCCGACCAGCGGAGCGATCCCGTCATCGGCGTAATCCTGGATCAACTGCCGCATCGTGCGCACGGCACTGATGAACACGTCGCCGGCGATGCGGAGCTTTTCGTCGACGAAGGCGACGGCTTGGGCGTTGGTGTTTTCGGCCATTGGTTTCCTTTCGCGTCAGGGGCGGGTCCGTAGGGCTTGCTTGATGTCCTGGAGGTCCTGGCGGATGATCGCCAGGCTTTCATCCCAGGATCGCTGTCGCTCCTGGACGACGGCTTCCAGGGTGACCGTCGCAGCCCGCGCATCGTTGGCGCGATCGATCGCCAGCAGCACGGCAAAGAGAATCCCGACCAGCAGGGTACCGAGCGATACGATGGCCCAGTTGGTGCCCTTGTGCCGTGCTTCGCACTTCGCTTCGGTCACGGATACATGACCGTCGTCTCGTCGCGCTGCATTCACTGTCTCGCCTCCGTGCCGCTTGAACCATTGACTGGCCGAGGGGGCAGGAGTCCCTTCCCGCCCCCTCGACCGCCGGCTACGCATCGACAAAAAGGTATGTCACTCGCGCCGCACGCGGGCCCGTTGCGCGTCATTCGCCGCCGGCTCGACGAACAGAGTAATCCCGTGCTTCTGGCAGAGCGGCTCGAGGATCCGCAGGTACCGCTGCTCGCGCGACGGGTTACGGACGAGCAGGATGATCGCCGGCTCTTTGCCCGTGGCGTCCGCATAGTGCAGCGACTGGCCCACGGCTTCGGCCCACTTCCTGGCGAAGTCCACCTCGATCGCGTACCGGTCGTTGAGCAGGTCCACTCGCGTGCGGTCCGGCAGCGCCACCTCGGTCTGGGCCTGGTACTTCGCTGCCAGGCGGTCACAGGCCTGCCGCTCCGATTCGGCGCGGCAGGGCGTGCTCATGATGATGATCGTCATCACGACCACGAGCACGCCGAGCATCAAGAGAAGAACGCGGGTCATTGGGTTGGCTCCATGTTGCCTGTTATCGGGGCGATGCGGCCTACTTGGCTGCGGTGCCGCCACCCGTCTGATCGCCAACGGTTTCGGTTACCCTGTTGGGCGAGTTCTCGGGGCCGCGAGGCTCCTTCGTCGGCAGGAGCTGCGCCACGTCGATGCGGTTCGCGTCGCCGCCGAAGGTGAGCAGGAACGTGAGGATCTCCTGGTAGGTCGCGTAGACCCGCATGGAGTCCATCACGGTGATGTAACGGCCGCGGTCGCCGCTGTTGAGCCTGGTCCAGTTGACGATCGCCTTGTCGACCAGGCCCAACAGGAGGATGCCGTTCGGGCTCAACTGCTTGAGCACGGAGGGCATGGGGATATTCTCGTCCTTGCCCGACAAATCGAACGGCAGATCGAACAGGCCGCCGCTGCCCATCTGGACGTCGTCCGCGATCGAAACGGGGTTCGAGCCCTCCTTGGCCTCGCCCTTGGGGTCGATGCCCTCCTTGATGAGTACCTGGAGATCCGTGTTCTCCGGGTTATAGGTGAGCTGGCGGCGCACCCGGTCGCAGTGTCCGAGGTGCTTCCGGAAGTGTGCCTGGGTGGCGGTATCGAAACCGCCGCGGTCCTGCAGCGCGGAGTTCGCGACCACCTCCTGACGGAACGTGATCAGCGGTGCGATGCCGGCCGCAATGTAGGGGTTTCGATGCCGGATGACGGCATCACGAAAGGGGCCCGCTCCGGGGTCGCCGATAGCCATGATGAACCTCACTTCTCGGTCACAACGGTTGGGGGAACGACGCGGTTGAACTCGACAAGCAGCTTGTCTCGGAACCTGGTGGCCCAGGCCTTCTCAGCAGGATCGGAGCCACTCGCAATCGCCTTTTCGAGCGAATCGAGGGCAAGCACTCCGATAAGTGAGTCACATAACGGGTCACGTCCTTCGAGCTGCCTAAGTTGTAGAAGTTGATGCCCCTCCGTAGCGTCTCTGACGATCGAGGGAAACTCACGGCCCGCTGGTGCGGACCCTCCGGTCTGACCTGGCTGTGTGGGCGGCTGGGCGTTCTTCCCTTTCCGCTTCGCACGGCGGGCATGTAACCAGCGGCGGCCGAGCTTCAGGCCCGCGAGCGTAACGAAGTACACCACTCCGGCAGGCGGCGCGATGCCGAGAACGGCCAGGCCGCTGATGAGGATCGGCGTGAGCCAGCCGGCGATCCGCCGTCCGGCAAATCCGGCGACCAGGTCGGAAAGGCCACCGCCGGCCCCCGACGCTCCAGGCGTCATGCCAGTGCCGCTTCCCTGTGGCGCAACCCTGTCCTGCACGAAAGCGCTCGAGTCAGGGGGCGCAGTCTCTGGCTCATTTGCCGGCTTTGCTTCGGCCGCCGGCGCCGGCGCGTTCGCCGTGGGCGGCATCGACGGCTCCGCGGTCCCGCCCGGCGGTGCAGGCGGATCGTTGGCCGGCAGATCGATCGGCTCCAGCGGTCCACCTTCTGTGACGTTGGGCGGAGCAGGCGGACGCCAGGCCGGAACAACAGCGGCGAAGATGGCACGTAGTCGAGCAATCCCGGTCCCCGCGGCACTCCGGCCGCCATTGCCGCACAGAACGCCGCAAACACGGCCGGGCTCATCCAGCATCGGACCACCGGAGTCTCCTTCTCGGCTCGCTGCTGAAACCTCGATCATGTCGAACGCTGCGCCGCCGCCTGGGCTGAGGTATTGCCTCACGCGACCGGCCTGCCATCGCCACTGGCCCGATCCGTAGCCGCCCACGAAGACGACGTCGCCCACTCGCGGCGAGGTTTCAGCCGTGCGGACGAACTGCAGGCGAGGGTTCGACGGGATCGAGACGATCGCTGCGTCCCAGAGCTGGCTCACCGCCTCGACCTGGCCAGGTGCGCAGCCCAGCTGCGGGATGCACACGTACACGGCCCGCGCGCCGTCGCGGAAGATGTGCCAGCAGGTGAGCACGTAGGCGCGATCCTCGTGCTTGTCGATGATCACGCCGGAACCGTGGCTCTGCCCGCCGCGGCCGTCCGCGACGGTGACTTTGACCATCGCCGGGTGGACCTGGGTCTCCGCGAGCTTCGCCCGCTGCCAGCCGCTGGTGTCGCAGCTCTGGCCGTGGGCCGACGCGCAGCGCATGCTGAGCGCGCATGCCGCCCCCCACCAGCACAGATCGCGACGGATCATGCGGCCCTCGCCGGTGTATCCAGCGGGTAGACGCGACCGGGGAAGCAGAGTTCGTCCTGGCGAACCCCGAGCCGGCAGAAGGCGTTCGGGCTCAGTCCCGACACGTTTTCGCACTCCAACCGGTTGACCTTGACCAACGCGGCGGCGCAGAACTCCGAGCAGAAGAGTGCGGCGAGGTCTTCGGCGGTGAAGATGCGGCGGCGGACGAACGCCCCGAGCGTGTTTCTGGAGCCGATCGCGCCGGTCCAGTCGTAACGGCGGCCGATCATTCGTCGGCAGAAGTGATTCAGGTCGACTTCTTCCAGGCAACTGAGAGGGCGGCGGAGGCGGTAATGCCAGACCACGCCGCCGCGGTCGTGGTACCACCGGACGCGATCTTCGATCGCATGGGCCTGGACCCCGTTGATCGTGGCCCCTTGGATCATGCAGGGGAGATCGCAGAGGGTTGTGGATTCAAAGAGGACCTTCTGGCAGCGATAGCCCGCGACAATGGCCACGTGCGACAAGCCGCGCCAGTGCGCCGGCCAGGCCAGCGGCCAGCCCAGGGTGGCCAGGTTGATGATTCGGCCGGTGCGATCGCCGCCGCTGAACCCCAGGATGTCGCCGGCCTCGTAGGAGGTCATGCGGCCCTCCGGACTTGCACCTGGCGGACGGCGTCGACGAGGCCCTCGGTGATGGCGACCAGCCCCGGCTCGTTGAGCGTCGCGTGTACGACGTCCCGGCTGCCGAGCGGCGAATGGAGGAGGCGAAACGCAGCGGCGCACCAGCGTGTCCAGGCGTCATGGCTGGCCGCCAGCGCCAGCAGGCGAGCGGCGGCATCGCTGGCCAGCGGATCGTCGGCCGCCTCGGTGGCCGGGCGCAGCCGGGTGATCAGCCAGCGGGGGGTGTGCCACTTGTCCCCGAAGTCCGGCAGCGTGCGGAGGCGTGAGATCAGCGACAAGAGCGCTGCAGAATACGCCTCGGCCGTGGGAGTGGCCGGCTGATTGGTCGCGTTCAGGATTTCCTCCACCATGGCGAGTCCTTTCGGCTGGCAGGAGCGGCGGCCGGTTGCCAGTTACGGCCGCCGCTCCCTCGTCCATGAGCCGACAGCGTCGTGCTGCCAGACACCAGCCAAGCAAATCGGGCAGGGGAAAGTCAATAGCTGGGACAAGAACTCACGCCGGCCGGCGCATCTTCTCGGCCAGGCGCGCCCTGAGCCGACCGACTTCAGTCGGGCTGCATCGTGCCTCGGCCGCGATCTCGCGGTAGGTCATGCTGGTCGTCAGAAGCAGCCACTCGACGAGCTTGATCTGCTCGTCGGCAAGCGCAGCACCCAACTCCGCCAGCGTTGGCCGGTGGGCGATCACCCACACGAGATGCTCGGTCACGCCGAGTTCCGGCACGATCGCCCGCGAGCGGTAGACGCCGGCATGGCCGGTCGCGACATGCCGTTCGACCGCCTCGACCAGCTCGGGCGTGATGTACGGCCGCGCCGGCCGCTCGTCTTCATCGTCCTCGATCCTGCGCCGCATCGTGCGGTCCTCCCGGACGGTAAATTACTCCTGCCGCTGCTCCCATGCCTTGCACGCGGACCACTTGGCTCTGATGTCGGTTCCTGGCCCGCCGGTCCAGAATCTCTGCATTAGCTTGCACTTGAGATACCGCCCGTTCACGCGGCACAAGTGCCGGCAGGTCCGGCATGTCTCGCCAGCGGGTCCGGAGCCAACCGGGTACGGCGTGCCGTTGGTGCGATGCTGGCGGCGTGTCTCGCCGGGCATGGAGTGGTGCAGGCGAAGCAGTTTGTCCGCGCGGCGGCCTTGTTCCAATTGAATCCCGAGCGACTTCTCCTTCTCCTTGGAGAACCGCCGAGCGCCCTGGATGTCCTGTAGGTGAAGTCCGAATGCATCCATCAGGCGTCCCCCATCACCTTGAGCACCGCCGCACACTTCTCGGCGGGCGTGGCGAGGAGGAGAAACTCACTCCACGTCTTCGTCCTGTTGTGATCTTCTGCGGCGATGTTGGCTAGTTCGTCGAGGAAGTCGCTTAGCTGTTGGCTGCTCGTTTGTTCGTAGAACCGCTCCAGCACCACGCGGCAGTCGTCGTCCGATTCGTCGGGACGCCAGATTTCCACGCCGCCGGGTACGTCACGCACCCATTCGGGCTCGCATAGCACGCCGCACTCTGGGTCGCGTCGGTATCCCTTCTCTGCCAGCCGGCAGAACGCGGCGAGGCGGTCGATTTGGTCAGAGTGAGCACACACGGCAAAACATCTCCTGGTCGCAGTTTCCGAATAGTCCCAACTGGCGTTCGTCAACGGATGGCAGCGACAAGCCTCGGTAGCCGTCGAACGCAATCGCCAATTCCGATAGTGGAGCAGGCCACGAGTCCCGTTGCGGCGAACGGAAGGTGTGGCCGACTTCCTGTTCGATCTCCATGCCGACCCGGTAATGGTCGGGGTACTTTCGGTACAGTCGCTTCCACTCGGCGATCTTCTGGAAGAAGCACAGCGCACAGTCTGTCCTGATAGGCACGCTGACGCCACGATGCCGCAGGTAGTCGAAAACATCCTCAACGCCCCAACCCCATTCACGCATCGGGTAGCGGTGGGTGACTCCTGGGATGCTGCCGTAGATGCCTGCACGCTCCTCCTCATCAGCCCGCAGTCCCACGTAATGTACGCACGGGGCGGCAGCCGTGAGGTACTTCAACATCGGCTCGATCTTGAGGATGCGGGTGCAAAACCGTTTGCGATAATTCGGGATGCACTTCTGGTCGCGGATGCAGGCAATGAGCCCGTCGCCGTCGTACACCGCCAATCGCATCAACGGCTTGCCGAGTAGAGTTTCGAGCTTCGCCCAATGCTCCTCCATCTCGGGCAGTTCATTGCCCGTTGGCGTGCATATGTACTCGTAGTCGCGTGGCTCAACTTCGGCGAGACGGAGAGCCAGAGCGGTTGAGTCCTTGCCGCCGCTGAGTGCGACAATATGCTGCTCGGCGAGGCGGTCTCGGTCTTGTTGGTTCATTCCACCTCCTCGTATTTCCTCGGCTTGCATCACCTGATCTCGTCGCGTGATATTTCGCCATGCCGCCAGTCATCGAGACGCTGAGCGGCTACGATGTGTTGGGCAAATACCTGGACGCGGATATGCTCGGGTACGCCTTCGAGTTCGCGTGCCACCTGTTCGGCTATTAGTCGGTGCCGTTCGTCGCGGGTCATGCTCGCTCCTCCCGTGTGCCGAGTGCGGCGGTGATTCGCTGGCACAGGTCGCAGTGCCGATCCGGTTCGCCCTCTCTCGGCTCAGGGCACGAGTAGCAGCACACGGCGTGCTGAGCGTCGGCGAGCAGGTCGAGCAGCGAACGCTCCCGCTCGGCGGCGAGGCGGGCACGAGTCATCCACCCCTGCATCACGTAGTCACAATGCCCATTGTCGGCGGGTATGGTCGCGTGAAACAGCTTCCGTTCCGCGTCGTAGTCGAATGGGTCGCTCATGCTCCCCTCGCTTTCTCGGTTCGCAGAATCTCGGGGGCGTTGTCGCCGTCCTGCACGTACTCTCGCAGCGTGGTGATAGCCCAGTCTCGTAGATCGCTCTCAATCGAGAGGAATTTATCCCAACACCAATCAGGACTTACGAGGATCAGTCCGGCCACCATGCGCTTCTGCACGTCGTGGCCTGCGGCACGGAGAAGAATCTCCGCAATTAGATCGTGCGATTGCCAGTTGATTTTCGCCCCGTCGAGGTTCGCCCCGTCGAGGTTCGCCCCGCGGAGGTACGCCCCGTCGAGGTTCGCCCCGTCGAGGTTCGCCCCGCGGAGGTCCGCCCCGCAGAGGTCCGCCCCGCAGAGGTCCGCCCCGCTCTTAACCGCTTGCTGTAACGCCGCAAGCATCGTGTCAGCTTCGCACTCGTAAAGCGTGCGACCATCGAAACGGCAAGTGATTTTCATGCTTCCCTCGCTTTCTCGGCCTCGCGTGCGGCCTCCAGCGTGCTATACAATTCGTCGTCCCATGCTTCAAACTGAGAGCCGCACACCAGCCATCGTCCTTTTGTGAGACGGTGCGGTCCTTCGATGTCTCGCACGGTGATTTCGCCAATCCACGGCTCATCGTCTTCGTCCGACATCACCCAGTACGTGCCGCCGTACACGATTGGCACCCCGTCCGCCGTCTTCGGCAGCGCCGCCTCCAGCGTTCGCAGGCGTGCGATTTCTTTCGACTGTTTACACAACGTACAGTCGCAATCGTCTCCAAGAGATAACATCCTGCACGCTCCTGGTTTGTAGGCGAGAGCTTGTCGCAGGCGGTCCAACTCGGCCGCCAGGGCGTCACGCTCGTCTCGCAACTCGTCTATCTGCGTCATCAGGCCAGCGATTTTCAACGCTGAAACTTTTCGCTCGCTATACACACCGTCGCAGAACGCTCCGCACAGATCCGGTGCGTAGCCGGTGCCGTTCTTCATGCTGTACTCGAACTCACAGCCGCAGCGTTTGCAGATGCTCATTCCTCGATCCTTCGTATCGTTCCCCGTACCGTTCGCACCAGCCAGCCATCGGCGAACTCAACGAGGAAATTGCCGCGTACTGCCACGAGCAGACGGCAAGGCTGCCCGTGACGCTCCGGCAGAAGTCGGCGGCCGATCCAGACGTGAGTCATGCGAATAACCGACCTTTCGCATCGTTTGTCAGCAGTACTTCTGGTGCATCGCCGTTCGACTGTTTCCGGCCGGTGAACTCATGCCACTGCCACAGCCCGGCCGGGTACAGTTCCTCAATCAGTGGATGCCGGTAGAACCTGCACACCACCATGGCGCGGCGGAACTCGGCGAGACGGTGAGCGAGTCGCCGATGATCGTCCTCGGAGAACCTGTGCCGATACTTCGCGCCCGGGCCGGGAAATGGCGGATCGCAGTAGATCGCGTAGCGGTCCAGGTCTTCGCACTTGGCGAGGAAGTCGAAACAGTCCATTGACACCACGTTGACCTTTTGCAGCACGCGCCGCCACGCGATAAGCGACTTGACCGCCGAGCGGTAGCGGGCATTCGAGTCGCCACCGTTGCAGTTCCACCGCACGGAAACCCCGCCGTTGAACTCATCAGCGGTCCCGGCCTTGCCGCTGCGCCCCATCCAGCAGGCGATGAAGTAGTGAAATGCTGCGTCCAGATCGTATTCGTCCTCTGGAGCGGGCCAGTCGTGCATCTTGAGCCACGCTTGTGAGCGGTCGAGCGCATCCTCGCAGAACGGTACTCGCCGCAGCATCCGATAGAGTTTCGGGCCGCTGGTTGGATGAGCCATAACACGGGCCAGGTTCACCACGTGCCGGTGAAGATCGTTTGCCACGATCGTGTGAGCATCGACCTCCAGGACTTCCGGCATCGCACCCGCGAATGGGATTCCGACCCACCGGCTTCCCAGCAGTAGTTTGCCAACTTCAGCCGCCATCATTCTCGCGCAGCCGAAGTACGGCACGATCGCCGTCGTGATAGGCTTTGTCGTCTTTACGGCTCCTGTCATCACCCTTCCTCCGCCACGGTCCGGCACAGCGCCTCGGCCACCGGAGGCGATGTGAAGCCGCCAGCGCCACAGAACAGGTCCGCCGCGTCGAATTTCCGGTTCGCTTTCATCGGTGTGCCCCTCACGCCGCGTCGTTCTTCGGCTGCGCGTACTCTGGATGCCGGCTCCAGAACTCGGCGAACAGGTCCCCGATCTGCTCGGCCGCCTTTTCGCCGACGCCTTTCAGCTCGTGATGCCACCAGACACCGCCCTTGTTCATCGTGTCGGAGAGCTTGCCGAGCGTCTTGACGCCGGCCGTTCGCAGCGCGTTGGTCACGCGGTCCGGCGCGCCAAGGTGCGAGACATCGCGCCGGCGCCAGCCATTGGCATCGGTGTCTTTCCCGTGCGCCGCATCGCGTTCGTCCTCAGCCAGCTCTTCGGTATCGGCATCGTCATCGTCGAAGTCGTCGCTGGCATCCTCGAGCTTCGACACGCTCGCAATCCGCAGCTCGCCCTTGCGCTTGGCGAAGTGGCTCAGCGTCTCGACGTCCACGTCGCCGATCGAGAACGTCAGGCCGGTGGTGATGTCCTTCGGGCCCATGCTGAAGCGCTTCACGTCGAACGTGGCCTCGATCTCGGGCTTATCGCCTTTGAACAGGTGCTTCTGGTTGGGATCTTCATCGGCGGCAACCACGACCACCTGGCCGGTGAGTCGTCGGCCGCAGAACAGCTCTTCAGCAGTCTCCAGTTCGACCTGCTCGCGATCCAGCTTGATGCCCAGGCGGGCAGTGCCGTCGCCGATCGAGACGTTGCCGAAGCTGACACCGAGTTCGTAGCGGGACATGAGAGAGTCCTTTCGGGAGAGGGAGGGGTCAATCAATCGCGTACACTTTCACCGTCGTTTCAAATCGCGGACCGTAGCGCTTGCTGAGCACGTGGTCTACCACCTGGGAATCGTCGTACCATACGACGCCGGTGAGCGCGTCTTCGATCGCACGGGCCAGCTTCAGGGTGTCGGGCCGCAGCGTCGGATACTCGGGCGCGTTGCCTTTCACCACGCCAGCGTTCTTGCCGGTGCCGAAGTGGCTCAGCGGGCGCTCGCGCCGGAACGTGATCTCCAATCGAATCGGCCCCGCCGCGAGCGTGTCAGGGAAATGCTTCGCCGCCTCGCGGGCGATGTGACGCCGCCACTCCTGCAAGTCGCGGTTGTCGTCGCGCACGATGAGCACGGGCCGGCCGTTCTTCATCACGGCTTTGCCGTTGCGGTACACCGGCTGGGCGATCTTCGAGCCCTGCGGCTTCTGCGCGCCTACGACGGTGAACTCCACCAGGAGTCGCGGGCCCGTCGAGGGGAGAATAGTTTGCTGGGTCACTGGTGAGCCTCCGTGTTGATGCCGAGTTCCTTGCGCCGCTCCTCGACCAAGCGAGCCAGCGCGGCCTCCTGTTCCTCGGGCGTGAGCGCGGCGAAACGCTGGCGGGTCTCTTCGACGCGCCGCTCCACGGCAGCGATGTCATCGGCGGTCAGGTCGGGGTGGTGCTCACGCATAGCGGGCGAACTCCTCGTGGCCTTCAAACGGACGCTCCTCACACTCGAACAGGGTGCGGTACGGAATCCAGCGGAGATCGAAATCCCCCGTCTCGCCGTTGCGGTTCTTCAGGATCTGCAGCTTCGCGGGCTTGTCGTTGTAGGCGTCCGCCTCCGGCGTGGCGCCGCGGTGCTTCTTGTCGGTATGGAGAAACGCCACCACGTCGGCGTCCGCCTCGATGTCGCCGGACTCGCGCAAATGGCTTAGTCGAGGTGTCGGCTCCTTGTCCGCTTCTCGGCCCAGCTGTGCCAGGCAGAGCACCGGTACGTCCAGTTCCCGGGCGAGTTCTTTCAGGCCTCGCGTCATTTCGCCCACCTGCTCGTAGCGATTGGCCTTGCGATCGCTCGGCGTAAGGCGCTGCAGGTAGTCGACCACGACCAGATCGAGGCCTTGGCGTTTCAGACGCCGCGCCTGCCGACGGACGTCGTAGACCGTCGCGCCGGCGCGGTCGTAGATCCGCAACCAGTTGGTGGCCAGCGGTCCCGCGTGCGACGCAAGCTGTGCCTGGTCCTTGTCGCTGATGTCGGCGGTGCGAATCTTCCGGCTCGACACGCCCGCCTTGGAACACAGGATCCGCGTGGCCAGCTCGGCCGCCGACATCTCCAGCGAAACGAACAGCACCGGCCGCTTTCGCGCCGCGAAGTGAGTGGCGATCTGGCACGCCAGCGAGGTCTTCCCGACGCTCGGCCGGGCCGCGAGGATGAACAGCTCGCCACGGAACAGGCCGCCGATCTGCTCGTCGAACAGGGTCAACCCGGTCATCAGGCCGGCGGTTCGCTGGCGGGCCATCACGGCGTCGATCTTCGTGATCGCCTCGGCCACAGCCTCCGACATCGGCACTGGTTCGCCGTCGTGCTCGGCAGTCTCGATCTCAACCAGGTCGCGCTCCAGTGAGTTTAAGATCTCCTCGGGCTCCGCGGCGGCATCGTAGGCGTCCCGTAACGTCGCGGCGGCGGCGTGGATCAGCCGGCGGTAGCGAGCCTTCTTGGCGACGATCGCCGCGTAGTGGCAGGCGTGGGCCGCATGCGGGATTCCCTGCATAACTTCGGCGATGTAGGACACACCGCCAACAGCCTCTAGTTCGCCCGACTCGCGGAGCCTGTTCACAATCAGCCCGATGTCGATCGGTTCGCTGCGGTCGTGCATCGACACGAGCAGGCCGAACAGCTTGCGGTGAGCGTCCGCGTGGAAGTCATCGCGGCATACGACCTCAGCCAGGTCATCGAGGCTGGATGGTTGCAACAGCGCGGAGCCGATCACCCAGCGTTCGGCGTTGAGGTCTTGTGGCGGCAGGCGATCGAGCAGTTCGGGGTTGAGCTTTTTCATGGAGTCACCTGCTTACGGCGAAAGACCGGCCTGCGTTCCGGCGGTGACTCGTTGGGAGGTGGATGCTTCACCGTGGAGAGAGTCTTCCAGGCCCCGCCGATGGCGCAGTCGAGCGAGTACCGGAAGACTTCCCATGACGGGTAGAGCCGCATCCAGGCCGTGATGCGTTCCTCGGGATCGGTGAGCGGACCGTGCGCCTTGGTGCGCGCTGCCAACCACTGCTGGAGTCGCTGGCGAGTCTCGTCGGTGTCCCAGCTTTGATCAGGAAAACAGATTCGAGCGAAGCCCAAAGTGTGGGTGTGCCGTATCGTGCGTGGCTCTGGCTCTGGCTCTG